CTTCAGCTGAGAGTCCGCACCTCGGTCCTCCCCACCCACGGCTGCGACAGTGTTGTCGGGCTTGCGGCGAGGGGGAGGATCATCGTCGGATGACGAGTCGGCTCTCGGCGGAGCGGCATCGTCATCATCGAAGAAACCCGGAAGCCTAGCGCGAAGCCGCTTGTCCAGCTCCTCGTAGTATTCCGGGGAGGCCGGGTCGAACCCTTGCGAGTAGACCTCATCATCGACCTCATTGGCGACGCGGTTGTGGCGGTCGAAGCCGGGGCGACGGAACCAAGACTTGTTCCGCTCAACCCACTTCTTGGCTAGGTCCGCATCCGCGCCTCGGGTGCTGACTTCAGCGCCCGTGTCCACGCTCTCAGGTGGCGTGGAGACCTCGACGGCTTTACGTTGGCTCCGAAGTTCGGCTAGGCGGTCGAGGGCATCGACTTCCTTCGTCGTGTCCCCCTCCTCTTTCGCCGCAGCTAAGTCGCGTTTCGTAGCGTCGATAGAATCATCCAGAGACTTCAGGTTCGCTTCGCGGCGGTCCTTGGCGTTCTCGGTCAGCTGTTGCTTGAGCTGGCGATTCTCACGTTCAAGCTCAGATGCGCGTTCGCGTTCGCGCAGCTTGGCTCGCCTTTCGCGGTCCAACCGCTTCTCGAACTTGTTGTCTCCGCCTTCTCCTTCGCCGTCGTCCGCCTCCTTGGAGGGGGGCGTGACTTGGGAGTCAACCACGGTCTCGTCGGTGTCGGTGTCGGTTGCCACGAACACCCGCTCGATCCCGTCGTTGTCCGATTCGAGGTCTACCGTCACGGTGGACTGATCCGGCACACCGTGCAGGTCCTCGAAGATGATTTCGTCTTTACCACTCATTGATGTCGTCCTTGCGCTGATTATAGGGTCACTTCCCCCGGAAGGCTACTGCCTATAGGTGGTACTGATAATGCTCTGGGCTTGCCACCACACCGAGGATGTTGTCGTCGTTGATGACGATGAAGACCCGACCGGATTTCGTCTTGACCTTCTGCCCGCCGTAGGTGCCGTAGATGACCCAGTCCCCGACCTTCGGGTTGTCGTCATCCTCCATCACCAGCCCCGAGGTGGTCTTGCCCCGGTAGCACAGCGGTCCCATGTTCACGACCTTGCCGACGTTGGTCAGCAGGCGCTCCGTCTCCAGTGCGTCCTCTGGCAGAGCAATGCCCCCGGCAGTCATGTTCGGCGGCTCGAACGGCTCGATCACCATCCGCCACAGGATCGCCCGAGGCGGCGTGAACGCCAGCTCGACCTCCTTGTCGGGCGCTACGAATGGCACCTCCTTGGCGCTACTCATCGGACAGGTCCTTGTCGTCCTCGACGTTGACGCTCTGCAACACCGTGGCGATGTGCCCCTGTGCGCGGTCGAGACCTTCGATCTGACCGCAGATTGCCGAGTACTCAGCGTGATCGCGGCACCCGCCCTTGCCGAGCTTCATGCGCAGCTCGTTCTGCTCACCACGGAGGCGGCGAACCACCAAATCCGCGAACTCATGTACGACCGTTCTCATGTTTCTTTCTCACCCCTTGTAGAAATTCCAACAGCTGTCGGAAGTTCAGGCCGGTCTCCTGTGCGGAGAGGGCGAACTTCCTTGGTGACACGCCTCGCACGCCCCGCTTCCGCAGGAACTCGCGAGCCGCCCGGACCTCGGCAGGTTTAATTGCCGTTGCCACCGTTCTGGCCCTTGTTTTTGCGCCGCGCCCTTTCGATCTCATCTTGGGTCTGCTCCATCTTTCGAGCCGAGTCGGTCACAGCGGCAGCGTCCTTCCTGACCTCATCGCCTTCCAGCAACTTGTCCTTCCGGTCCTGCTCACGGTTGTGCGCGTCATCCTTCCGCGCCTGTTCGCGCTGGTGAGCCTCGTCCTTCCGTGCTTCCTCTCTCTCGAATGCCTCCTGTTCCTCGTCTGGACCTTCTTCCTCCGGCGGCATGATGTCGATCTTCGGCATCTGTGCGGCCATCTGCGCGATCATCGCGTCCACCTCGGGCGGCAGCTCCTCGTCCGAGTCCTCGTCGAAGAACTCAGGCGGCGGCAGCTGACCTCCGGCCATGCGGTTCATCTCCGCGAAGTACTTGAAGGCGTAGTGTTCCGCGAGGTGGGCCTGCATGATTGGCGCGACCATCTCCAGCGCCTGCTGGTTGCCGTTGAGTCCGGCAAGGAACAGCTCGTGCGTGGCGATGTGGGCATCGTGATCCTGCTCCAAGAACGCCCGGATCGGCTTGCCCGTCATCACGTGGACGTTCTCGGTCACCGGGTCCTTGCGCTTGGTCTCGTTGCCCGCCAGCAGGTCCTCGAAGTCCGGCACGCGCAGCGCCTTCAGGAACCGCTCCTCGACCGCTCGCCGGTCGTACAGGTCCGGGGCTTCCGAGGCCCGCTGGATCATGGCCTGAGCGATGGCGATCCGCTGGGCGCTGGAGAAGATGTTCGGGTCGGAGACCGGGATGACGTCGATGCGCCCGTCGTAGTCGTCGCGCATGACCACGCCCTCGCCGCCCTCGACGGCGTAGGGGTACTGGTCGTCCAAGAACTCGTAGTTCAGCTCCGCCCGCAGCACGAACTCCTCGCCAGCGGAACGGTGCAGGCGACGGTGGATGCCGGAAAAGACCTTGCTGCCCTGCTCGATCAGGGCGACCGTGGTGCCCACGGGTCCGGTGTTCGCGGCCTCGCCGGTCATCGCCTCGGTGCTGGAGGAGAACGACTTGCCCGCCTCGGTCAGCACCTCGAACAGCCGCGCCAGTGCGGTGGACGGCTCCTTCCATGGCGGCGCGAAGATGCCAGCGCGGATGTCCTCCGCCGATCCCTTGACCGACTTGAACACGCCGGGGGCGATGTGCATGTCGCCACGCTGCATCCCGACGACGTCCTCGGAGATGAAGCCGCCCTGCATGTTGGCGAACGCCGCCGAGTCGAGGAGCGCCCGGATGGTGCCGCTGGTCGCCTCCGCCACGGAGCCGATCAGGTGCAGCAGGCCGAACCCGTAGAAGCCCAGCCCCGGCAGGTAGCGGTAGTGCGTAAACCACACCCGCTTGCGGCACAGATCGTCCTGCTCCTTCCAGTTGCGGCGGATCGACAGGACCTTGCGGGTCTCACGCTCGACCGTGACCACGTAGGGCAGCGGGTAGTTCTTGTCGAACTTCTTCTGTTCGGACTTCAGCTCCAGATCGATGTGGCACTCGTACAGGTGGTAGAGCGAATCGTCCGGGTGCGCGGAGACGGTCTTCTCGTCGGCCTCGTCGGTGTACTTCTCGGGATCACCCGAAGGCCCCATCGACAGGGTGCCCACGGGCATCTTCGGCAGCTCGCACTCGGTGTAGAACCCGGAGGCCATGAGCTTCTTCATCTCCGACTCGTTCTTCCTGAGCCGGTGCGTGTAGCGCGTCGCCGAGACGAGGTCGGTCGCCGTGTACGGCACCACGAAGTCCTGCGTGTTGACGAACCGGCTGACGACCATGTCCAGCATCGGCTCGTAGTAGGACTTCTTGAACGCCGAGCCACCGAGCGGCAGATAGAACAGCATCCGGTCGGTGTGCCAGAAGTAGGAGCGGTCCTGCTCCGTCATCTGGTAGTTCATGTGGTTCTTGACGCGGTCGGCCTGTTCCTCGACCTCCTCGGTCATCTCGCCGACGATCTTGGTCTTGACCGGACCATCGGACGGGAACATCTCCTCGATGGCGCGTGCTTGGAACTGGACGACCGCCTCCCCGATCAGGGGATAAGTCACCGCACTCGCACCGTCGAAGGGGAGATCGTCCAGTGGTCGGTTGCGCAGGCCCAGCAGCTCCATCGCTTGGTCCATGCGCTTGTCCCAGTCGGCTCGCGACTGGATGTCGATGTCCACGTACTCGACGATCCGGTCGCCCAGTCCGGCGATCTCGGTCTCGTCCAGCGTCTCGGCAATGTTCGCCGAGAACTCGGTGGAGGCATGGCGGGAGACCCGCGTCATGCCCGGTGCAAAATCAACGACCGCCCGGTCGCCGCGCTGGATCACCTCGACCCCACCGATGTTGGTGGTCTGGTCCATCCCTTCCTGCGGCATCTCGGGCGATCTGGGTGCGTCTGTCATTGCCATAGTGCTATCCATATATCGCTCGTTTCTTCATCTCGGACTCGTGAACCGATCTCAGGTAATCGACATCGTCGTCATCGTCGTCCAAGAACTCGGCGTTCCACTTGCGGCGAAGCCACAAGCACGCCTGCGTGACCGTGTCGAACAGGTCGTCGAACTCACCCGCAGGGAACTCGGCACACTGCTGGATGACCTCCTGCGCCCAGTTCCTACTGACGTACCAGACGCAGCCCCGCTCGAACACGAGCGAGGACGCATGGGCACGCGCCCACTTCGAGTCATTCACCTTGACTCGCGCAACAGGCAGCTTGGCGCGTCGTAATTCCTGTGCCAGCGCATGGCCGCTGGACTTCTTCTCGATCAGTATCTTGTCGGGCCTCCAGAGATCGTTGGAGCGGAGCGCGTTCTTACGCAGCTCCGGGTACTCCATCCGCTCGTTGAGCCGTTCCAGCAGGATCAGGCAGAGCCGCTTCTGACCCTTGTAGCGTGCTGCCCAAGGCTGATCGGTTGTGACTTCTTCTTCCCACTCAAAGACACCCCATGTGGTACGTGCAGAGAAGTCGTTTTCCTCGTCCTCCTCGAAAGCTGTGTCGTAGCTCTGGATCACCATCTGGCAGGTCGGCAGCTCCGGCTCCTTCCACTCGCGCCAGTGTTCCGTCTTGATGATGTTGCCGCCCGCGATGGACGGGTTCTGCTGAATCTGGGCCTCGAACGCACGCTCCGTCAGCGTCGCCGCCAGCTTGCCCATCTCGGTCTCGCCGAAGCGATCCGGGTTCAGCAGCTCGTTGTCTCGGGTGCGCGGGTCCTCGAACAGCTGCTCGCCCTTCACGATCTCGCGCACCAGCGGCCCGGTGTACTGCCCGTTCGTGGAGTACAGATGGCTGCGGTCGCGGCTGTCGCGGCGAGCGAACGTGATGCACCGCTTGTGCGGGATGAAGTACCCCGGCAGGTTCAGGTGGACGACGTTCTTGTCTTCGAGGATGTACCCCGGCAGGTCCCGGTGATGGCCGCGCTGGGCGATGATGACCCGGCCCGCCTTCTTCGGGTTGTTGGCGCGGGTGGACATGACATCCCGCCACCACTCGATCACGCCCTCGCGGATCGTGTCCGAGTTGATCTCTTTCATGTTGTGGGCATCGTCGATGACGATCCGGTCGCCACCTTCACCCGTCGCCGTGCCGCCCACCGAGGTCGCCAGCCGATAACCGGCATGATTGTTCTCGAAGCGGGTCTTCTGGTTCTGGTCCGACGTAATCTGGAACGCATGGCCGAAGCGGGCCTGATACCACGG